GTTTCCCAGTCACGATCCACAACCGGGGTCGTGGTATTCAGTATAAAGTTAACGCTACACTAGCATCATTTCCTGAAAATAACACCTTAGATGGTCTAAAAGCGCATATAAACAACTATTTTATAGACTCTGAAGATGAAGTATCTCCAAGTAAATTTGTGCTCTTAAACAAAATAAACCCAGACTTATCTAAGCTCGTATTTGAATTAACTTCAAACTTTCCAAATGAGATGACTTTGGTTGGTAGATGCGAGCTTATACGCAAAAACATTTACGAGTTCCCTAAGTGTAAAAACTGCAACAACAATACCAGCTGGACAAACGCTTCAAAACTATTAGATTTTTGTTGTAAAAAATGTTCAGATGAATCAAGCTTAACCAAAGATAAAAGAATAGAAACGATGCTGGATTTGTATGGCTCTGAAAATTATACTCAAACTGAAGAATTTAAAATTAAGTCAAAAGAAACTAAAAAAGAAATATATGGTGATGAAAATTTTACAAATCGAGAACAAGCAATAAAAACATGGATAAAAAAACTTGGAGTTAATAATCCATCTAAAAGCGATAAAGTAAAGAAAAAACGAACTAAAACAATACAAAAAAAATATGGTGTTAGCAACTATGTAGAGCACCCAGATTTCAAAAACAAATCTGAAAAAACATGTTTAGAAAAATATGGTTTTAGAAGCTCTTCACAATCTCCAGAAATTTATAAAAAAATTCAAAGCTCACTTTTTGCAGTAAAACAATATAAAAACACAAATTTAACTTACCAGGGATCTTATGAACTATATTTCTTGGAGTTGATGGGAGGGAAAGGTCTATTAAGTGAAATAAGTACACCAGAACCAATTCCTTACATTTTAAACGATCAACAACACATATATAATCCCGATTTTCAATTTAGAGGGCAAATTATTGAAATTAAATCTTCGTGGACTTACAATAAAAATGGGGCTGATAAAAATTTAGAAATAAAAAATGAAACTAAATGGTCATCTGTTCCAAATATAATTACACTGAAAAGCAAAAAAGAAATTAAAAAATTCGTAGATAAATTTTAAACATGATTTTCCTTATAGATTATCATTAGTTTTTCAATAAGTTGCTTTACTTTAAAACCATTGTTTTTAGCTACCTTTTTAAAGTCTTCATATATGTTTTTATCTACTAATATAGATTTTAATTTTTTATTACTCATCAATAGAATACGTAATTAATTTTATTTTTTTAAATTCATTGTCAAAGTATTGCTTGTTGGGTGTATCTAAGCCATCTTGGTTTCGCACATAATTTTCGTAAGCTGAACCAACTTGTTCCATTATTAAATATTTACCTTCACTTGGCGCATTTGCACTGTTAAAAAGAAAACAATCGTCTACAATTGAGTGAGAGCATTTGATGGTAATCACAAGTTCGTCTTTTATTTTTTCGACTTTAATCATTGATATATTCCTTTAAATTTTTCGTTATGTTGTCCAAAGTTAGTTCGTCACTTTTTAATTTTAGAGCTGCGGGTCTAAAAAACTCAGAATTATTAGAATTGATTGACTCCAAATAAAATTCCCCTGTATCTGGATTAAAAATGGCTTGCCACCCTTGTTTTGTATAACAATGTTTATAATCGCCCAGTGTAGTAGTATATTAAAAGCCGAAAGAAAATAGTAATTCTTGTAATTTATCTTGCATATTAAACTTGCCATAATTACCTTTAAAGTACATTCTTTCATGAAAGGATTCATCATTATCGGAATCATACACACATTTAAACTTAAGAACACGACCTCTGCTTTCATTCTCTACAATAAGCTCAATATCTTCAGTAGATTGAGCGTTAAAATCAGTTAAATCAACCATGTTGTTGTCTTTTAAGTATGCATCATAAGCAATGTCTGATGAGTTCAATTGGTATAAATCTGTTTTTACAAATTTATCATACGATATATCTGGAAAAACGCCGTGAATTTTATCTTCACCTATAAACTTTATTTTAATAATCATGTGTCGTTTTTTTAAAACCATCAATTAAAACCACAGAGTCCAATTCAACCAAATGCACTTCTTTATAATGCAACGATAATTCTTGGTCTCTATTAAGAAATTTTTCTCTGTTTAAAATATAGTGATATTTATTATCATTAGAACAATGGTAACTACCAAAAACCCACTCTTCTGACCCAATTAATTTTGCTTTAAATAAAAAATTTTTATTCATTTTTACTATTTTATATCAACAACAAAAGTAATCAAAAACCTAAAAAAAAAAACAAATTTAATATTCGCTATCCCAATCCTGTCTGGTTTTTAACAGTTTACGGGACAATTCTGGCAATGCGTTGTTTTTAAGCCTAGATATTTTACCCCTGGCCCTTACACCCCTAGACTTAATTTTTTTTGGACCCAAAAATTCGTTTATATCATTTTCAATGTCAGATAAAATTTCTTTTATCTGTTGAAGGTCGTGCTTCACTTTATAGGTGTCATTAACATTAAAAAGATCGTCAAATTTCATTCTTATCTTATTATTCTTTAATATCGTCATCTGAAATTTCGTCTGTTATATCAGAATCAAACAAATGATTGTTCATGTCTTCATCTTCTGAAATTTCATAACTTTGCACCTCTGTTATTTCTTGTGACTCCACAGATGGAGTTGATTTAAAAAGACTCTCCAAGGCGTTCATTATATCTTGAGTCTTGTTCAAAAGTTTTTCGTTGTTTGTAAGTAGGGTTCCCTGTTCAACATCTTCGTGTAAATTACTTTCTGAATCATCACGATTAGTGGCATCTAAATTATTTTGTATTCTCTCAAATAATTTTTTGGTTCTATAACTTAATTCACTACTTTTTTGCGCAAGACCAGTATCTTCTGGTTCTACCTTTTTATCCTCGCCAAGTAAATCATCAAGATAATCACTAAATCTAGAATCAGATTCTTTCAAAACCTTTTTAAGTCTATTTGTTTTTTCTGAAATAGGTACTTCTTCGGCTCCTGGCTCACCACCACCAGTCTCTTCGGCTCCTGGCTCACCACCAATATCTTCATCCCCTGGTTCACCACCACCAATATCTTCATCCCCTGGTTCACCACCTCCCATATCACCACCCATTTCTTCACCACCTGGAGTAGGACCACCCATACCCAAATCTCCACCGCCCAGCAAGCTACTTGAGGCACCTCCACCTCCACCCATATCTCCACCATCACCACCTTCTGTAGGTTTTGCTACAGCACCTGGAATTTCATATTTTGCATCAAGATCAGCGAATAAACCAATTTTCTTATAGGTATCCACAGCTGCATCAATTTCGGCAAAGATTTTCTTTTCAATTTTCTTTTGTTTAAGAATTAATTTAATTTCTTGCTTAGAAAAACCAAGAATATTTTCCATAACCCAAGTCCAAGAAGTAAATGATGTTGCATCTGGTTTATAGTACTCGTTTGCAACCTCAAGTCTAGCTTTTTGAGTTTCAAGTTTTAACAACTCTTGTTGTGTGGAAGGGTTCGTTAAAGTTAGGGTAAAATTATCAATGTCATCTTTAAACCCCGCAAAATATAAATGAATGTTTACAATTCTACGAAGTTCCATTAAGAACACTTCTTGAATTCCGTTGATTGTTCTGGCGAACCTAAGATCTGCTTGAGAAAGAGTGCTACCACCTGGCATTGCCTCAGCATAATTTAAATATGCCTTAGGAACTTGTAAAGATGCAAATAACTTATTTTGCAAATATTCAATATCTTGAATATCTGATAAATTACTTGCTCCTGGCAATGTATCAATTCTCGAAGATTTATCTCCTCTTATTGGAATAAAATAATCCTCTGTAATATTCATAGGATTATACTTCATATTAATATTACCAGTTCTAGAATCTACAATTGGCTGCTTTTTTAATTGATTCTGTATTTTTTGAACATATGTTTTTACATCTCCATCTTCTAAGTTACCAACCTCAATATAAAATACTCTTCTTTCTGGTGCTCTTGTTATACGATACACCAACATAGAATCTTCCGCAAGTTGTAATTGCTTCCATAATTTTCTAGCTGGATCTAATATTGAGCGCCCGTATGGAATTTTCATGGTATCTTCAATAAGTCTAAAATGAGCAATTTGCCATTCTTCAAAATATTCATTAACCATGTCATATCTAAATCTTACTGCGCCAGGTTTACCATCGTAACCATCTTCTCTGTGCATATCCTCTGGTCTCAAAGTTTGAAAGTCGTAAATACCCTCATCTTTATCAATGTGTAAATGCACAAAATAATCACCATATTTTACAAGATCACGTATCCAAAGCTTTGCGTTAAATTCAATATTCAATCTTTTGTGAAGCAAATCTTTAATCACGTCTTTAATCCTAGAATTGTCTGAGTAAATTTCTACAATATCACCACTTGCGCTTCTAGTTAACGCTTCATCTCTAATTATATTTAGAGCTGCTGCGATTTCTGGAGACATATCCATCGCTCTGTAATCTTGGTATGCTTGCAATCTGTCTGTGTCGAAATAAAGAGTTCTTTGATACAGATTGTGAGCCATTTTATTCACCTGCCAATCTAAATATTGTTGCTGCAAATTTTCAATGCTACTATCTGGACCTATTAAACCACCACCACCTGGAGGTGTTGGCATTGGTTCCAATCTCTTCTTTCCACCATTAATAGCGTCTAAAACACCTTGAAAAATGTTATCTGGTTTGTTATTTGGTTGATTTTCTGCCATATCGGACTAATTTTCTAAAAAATATGTATTAAATGTTCAATTATAAATAGTTAAAGCTTTATTTTGTAAGCCAACTTAAATCTTCATCATCGCTGATATCTCCGCTTCCAAAAAATAAACCACCACCACCTGGTGGTGTATCAATATCTTTTTTAGGACCACTTTCTTGTGTGACACCAAAAGAAGAATTTGAATTCATAGTCATTGCATCCAACATGTTTTTGTACATATTGGATGTTGCGGATACTTTCATATAAGCTGTATCTCTTACATAAAGCGCAATACCATAAGCCATTATCAAGTCATCATTGTAACCTTTTTCCGCTTGTGGTTTATCTCCAACCATTACAAATGTTGACATTTCAGCCATTAATCTTTGAGAGTTAATAATAACACCACCCTCTCTAAGATGCTCTACAATAGATTTAATTACAGCTGGCCTTGATGTTTTTGTAGATTGAAAACCTGGTATTTCTACACCGATATCAATTTTATAATCATGTGTTCTTACATGCATTTCCTGGGTGTTCTTAGAATAAAACAAGCGCTTATATTGCAACTTATCTCTGAGGTCATATCCCACGCCCAACCCAAACGTATTGGCTTCCACAACAACAAAAGCGTTATTATAAACTCTGCCGACCCAATCAATTAAATAAGGAAATAAGTCTACACCTATCTTTTCTCTATATTCAGCAACTTGTTCAAGAGTTTCTGTGTCTAGAATCTGTATTGTAGAGTAGTCTTTTCCATCACCACGTGAAACGTCACAGTTATGGGTTGTAATGTTTTTACACAAAAATGTGTGTGTATCACATTCAAAATTATAAACATTACCCGTAAATGTGCTTTTTTTTATATTTTTTATTTTAAAATAAATATAGTTTTCATCTTTATCAAAATGACAATTAGATATAATTCTACCATTAACACTATTAAAATCTGATATTTTATATTTTTGCAATTTTATATCTTCATAATCAGACCATAAACTAATTAATTTTAAACTATCGTAATTTGCTAAATCTAAATTGTAGCATTTTTTACATTCATAAGTCCTGTCACATATAGTATGTTGCTTAGCATCTCTTAATTTATTTAAACTTGAAATTATACCAATAGAAAACATTATATCTTGTACAGACTCTAATAATTCTAAGTTTATACTTACAAAAGATATTTTTGAATGTGATTTATGTTTTGAACCCTTTTTTGTTTTTACCCAACAACCATCACTATCAAAATAGCCTTTTAATAATTCCAACTTATATTCTTTTGGTATAAATTTTACCCATTCACTTATTTTTTTACCATGTGAATATTGACCAAAATTTTTTAAAATAAAATGATAAAGTTCTTTTGAGTTAAAAACTATTTGGTATGTGTCATCCCTTTCTATAAAAGATGGAAATCTATCGAATAATCTTTCAATTATTTTAGCAGATTTTTCTAAATAATAATGCTCTTTTTTATTAAAACACAATGTAACTGAAAAAGAATTTTTACAATGTCCAATCCAACCATCTCCAAGCCAAAAACCTATAAACCACCAAAAATCTTTATCAGCAATCGGGGATTCAATTACAAAATCACGCCTTGCTTTATCATTATCTGAAAAAACCCATTTTTCATTGATGTCGAAGCTAAGTTCTTTTTTATACATATTTGGAACTTTAACCCAATCTCCAATGTTTAACTCACTTGTTTTAATGTATTTAAAATCGAAATCCCAATATCTTTTTCCTTCTATTTTTGTATTTATATCATATGGTCTTTTTAATTTGGTATTTTGACTAACCAAAATCGGATGCTCTTTTGTAAAACTAGTTGTTCTATAATTATTGGTCAATTTAATTGTATATATATCTTCATCAACAACTTCTGTTATTTGTTGATTTACAATATTTACATATTCCCCTTTTTCGTTTACTAGCATATCAAAAGCGCTAACGTCTTCTATATTTTTCAATCCGTTATTTGTTAAAACCTTTTCACCAGGTGGTAAACAAGCTACGATGTAAGATTTTCCTGGTTCTGGCTTTTTAAATACGTGAAAATTTGTTTCATTTGTCACAAAAGAACCAGCTTGTGGTGTTCCTTTAAATAAAAAGTCATAGTGAATAAACATACTAGGTTTTTTACCCCTAACAGCGTTTGTGTATCTTTCAACCAGCGCACCATCAATTGCAAGATATTTAGATCCCTCAAATGATAAATCTAACTCTTGCGCAATTTTTACAGCATCATAACTTAAACGCTTACACTCACATTCATACCATGGACTCCACGGTACATCTTTCCCAGTAGAAGGATCTTTTCTCCAAACCAAACCTTCTGAAGATTGCGGATTTTCTGTCCAGTGAACACTTAAAGAATTAAAATCATTCTCTTTGTTTATAGCTGCTACCCAAGTTCTATGATACAATCCAGCAGCACCATTTGGCGTTGAAATCATTATACACTTTCCTTTTGTAGCAGAAAGAGCCATACCAGCACCCATCCAAATTGCGTCGTCGTCCTTAATAAACGCAGTCTCATCAAGAATAAGCATGGTCAAAGCCTCACCACGACCAGCGTTTGGAGAACTTGCTTTTGCTTCAACCCATGAACCATTTGAAAATTGAAGCTTTGTTTGATTATTTGTGGGTGCATCTTCTGGTCTTAACCAGTTTGGCGTATAGTCTATGAATTGTTTTACAGTAGCCAAAAAACGTCTTGCTCCAGCCCCATCGTTGGCAATGATAAGAATTCTTTCTTCGTATCTAAACATTAATCTCCACGCAACATATCCAGCTGTGACAACAGATAGACCAGTTTGTCTAGATTTTAATACAATATTGTTTTGATATTTATGAAAATCATTTATGCACCTTTTTTGATATTCAAAACAGCGCATAGGTGTTACTTTTTTTTGCTTTGCATCGAACACATGCCCATATGTATTCAAATAATACAAAGGGCTCATAGCACACTTTATTTTTTCATTACGACGTTGTTCTTGGGTTAAAACCATACTTATTAACGCTAATTGTTTGCTAATAAATAGGTTATAAAAAATCTTAATATTTCACTATCATCCAAGCTACAACAGATGTATCACTTGGATCTGGAGAAAGTATGTCAAAACTTGTATTGTTTACAATATTTGCTACATATACTGCTTGTGCCATTGGAGCACCAGCGAAACTTTGCACAGTTAAAAAAACAATAGAATCACTCGAATGAATTGATGATGTGTTAACTGTTACAGCGCCAGATGACAATGTTGCTTTTCCAACAGTTTGGTTGTTTCTCAACATCAAAGTTTCAGCCGCCAATATTGTATTTGTGCTACCAGTCACACCACCAGTAAACTCAACTGTTGTCAAACTTATACTTGATTTTAAATTTACAGTTGGAGCATTTGGCGTACCACCAGTTGTAATATTTGTGCTTCCTTGGACTCTTGTTGAATACCTATCAATAACTGTTGAGAGCGCTGTTGTTCCAGAATATAAAGTACCACCTGAAATTGTAGTCGCAGAAATGCTTGTACCAACCAGTGCGCCAGTAAATGTTGCGCCAGAAAGATTTGCTTTTGTAGCCAGTTTCCCAGACAAATTAAAAACTGCAGTGTAATCAGCATTTGTTAAGTGATAATATTCAGATGTCGTCCCGCCCTGCAATCCCGTTGTATCATTGTGAATAGAAATACCAGCACCAACAAATACTTTATCAAAAGCTGATAAAATTGAAGTTGGTGAAAATGCTCCATTTAAAATAACTATTTTTCCAAGAAACACACTACCTTTTTGTAACCTTAACGGCAATGTAGATGGGACTGGTTCAGATTCAGCATCAGATTGTTTGTTATTATTTTGCCTTCCATATACCAAAACAATTCTTCCATCTGGGCCAAGATATAAAAAGTGTGATACATATTTATTTGCCCCCAAACTAGCAAGCCCAGTAGCTATATCGTTATATTGCGTGTTGTCAAGATCTGTTTGTGATAGTGAGCTAATCCAAGATGAACCATTATAATAATAAGAGTCAAAGGTGTCTGACGCATTTGTGTCTATACCAAGAAATTCGTCTCGCACAGCACGAAGCCATGTAACACCACTAGATACAGTCAGTTTTAAACCGACAGAGTTTCCTAAAACTAAACCACCAAGTTGGTCCGCTCTGGATCTTCCCTCCGTCTCATATGCTCTTTGAAGTCCTCTGCCAGCTGCTCTTCCAATTGAGTGAGGAACATCATTTATATAAAGTGTACCACCTTCGTTCACAACAAATCCAATTGGAAATTCTACTCTATAATCATAAGAGTCTTGTGAGTATAAAACTATTTGTGGGGTACCACCACTATACTGAACAGCTACATATCTAATTGTGTCATTTGGTATTACAACACCACTTCTTGCGGACCAATCAAATGTATACAAAGTACTTGTATCATTTGATGCCGCTCTTATAAAGCCTTGACCAGCACTTATATCTATATTACCACCTCCTGCATCAGTAATATTTCCTCCATTTAAATGCCCAGAAGATCTTGATAAATCATGAACCTGTTGTAATTGCGTATATGTCGGACTTCCCAGAGCAGTGATAGAAACTTGTGCTGCAGTATGTGTATGAGCTGTTTGTGAAAATATTTGATTTAGGTTTGTTCTTCCAGAATAAATTGTGCCACCGCTTATTGTGCCACCAGAAATTGTAACAGATGTAATATTTGCGAAATTACTCGAACCAGCTGCTACAAATATAGAATATAAATTTGTGCCACCCGAATATATTGTTCCACCTGAAAGAGATGATGCTGTTAAACTCCCATTAATAGAAGCATTTCCTTCGACAATTAAGCCGTTTTTTACTTTGAATTCACTTGCCATAACAACCTTTCACTTTCCAGGTTAATAATAAATATGTGTTAAATTATATTATGTTCTTATTTTTATGCCAATTCCATTGTTATATAAACCCAAAATTTCATTTTCACTTAATACTCTATTCCATACAGCTATTTCGTCAACCAACCCATTAATATCATAACCAGCATTATATCCGCCAATTTTATTAAAATAAAATTGACCAGTAAAACTTTTTACACCAGTAATACTTTCTACGCCATTAACAAATAATTTAATAGTGCCATTATTAAAAACCCAAACATGGTTATACCAAATTCCTGTAGAAAAATTAAAAGAAAAAAACACTTCCTCTGATGGAGAAACACAACTTAAATAACTTTGTGTAGTAGTAATAGCTCCTATATAAGGTTGTCCCCCTGGAACACCTGTAAGTAAAACAAGTGGAAAAGAGTTTGTGTTAAACCATAAAGAAATAGTATTTTTATCAGATGTAGTTATTGTAATTGTGGAGATATCTATTTCACTTGTAGCGCCGTTAAAATCAGCGCATTCTTCTACTTTACCATCAACATAATTTATTGAAGTATCAACTCCATCATTTGCACCAATAACATCAATTGAACTGCCATTCATTGGCCAATAATTAATCAAACCCCTCTTTAAATATGGACCCCCACTAACTGTGCTCATAAATTTTAATTTTTTCTAAAACTAAGACCATAACCATTGTTGTAAATACGAACAATTTCACTTTCAGATAATACCCTATCCCAAAGAGCTATGTTATCTATAATATTGTTTGCAGGGACTGCCACACTACCATTAATTTTACCAACAACAATAGGCTCAGATGAAATAACCATATTTGGATTAATTGTACCAAGCGACCACACTGTTGAATCCACTCCATTTACATATATTTTGGCTCTAGTTATATTTGTTGGTTGCGCACCATCATAAACCAGCGTGATATTATACCATGTATTTAAAGATAAATTTTCATTTGTGTAAGTTGCATTTCCACCAGCGTCTCCAGTATTTGAAGATGTGATAAAAAAATATAAACCCGTTGATGGTCCTCCCAATAAATATTTTTGAGTTACTGAAAATCCGCCAGCAACTAAATAATCCCATTTGCCCAATATTCTCTGTACATCTTGTGCTGTTTTAAAATAAATCCAAAAACTACAAGAAAATCTATCTGCCCCACTTAAAAATGGTATATCACTTCCTAGTGTGATATAATCATTTATGTTAGCAGAAAACTCAACAGCTTCGCCTACTTTACCAGAAACATAAGAAATATCTCCATTTTCAATCCCATCATTTTCTCCTATTAAATCACGAGAGTTTCCATTCATTGGCCAATAACCCAACAAACCAGATGTGAAAATTTTATTTCCTATAATACCACTCATATTATAAACCAAACCTCCCTTTTATTGCATTAAAATTTCTTAAAATTTCATCTCCATTTAATTCTCTATCATAAAAAGATGTTTGATAAATATTTCCAATAAAGTGTGGATTACCAACTATAGACGCATCAGCGCCTATAGTTATTGGTGTTTCAGACAAAGTAAGCCCAGTTGTTGTAAGGCTTGTAAATGTAGTTGGTGTTTGTAAATTACCATTAATGTAAATATTATAGTTTAATCCATCCCATTGAAAACATATGTTGGTGATACGATTAAAAAACTCATTAAAACGTATATGATTTGATGCAAAATTTGCTGGTGCTTGAAACATGTTTGCAAACATTTCTAAAACACCAGTATTATTATAAAGACCAAAAGTTCTTCCTCCACCATAACCAGTAGAAAAAACATTAAATAATATTTGTACTTGTCCTGACCCTGGAGTGGTTGTGTTTTTTAACCAAAAAGAAATTGTGTGTTTATTATCGGTATTATTAAACAAAGTTTTTAATCTTGTGTCCAATAACGTGAGATAGTCTGCAAAAATTCCAGTAAAAACGAAATTGCCACCATTACTAGAATCGAAAACTACTCCACCTGGATTTATTGTTGCATAGTTATCACCCTTACTGATATCATACCATATATCTCCACTACCTGGATAGCTCTTTGTGTTTCCAACATCAAAACATGCCACAAGACCATTTGTTATTATTTTTGGTGAATAATTAAAGCTCATTGTTATATACCTCTAATTATAGTTTTTAAAACAAATCCAGTAGTAGAAGCAGAACACAAAAGAACAGCATAACTACCAACGACATTAGCTGACATAGACACTTGTGTTGTTGTACCTATATCATTTGTTACTGTTTCTGTAAAATTAGCCGTCACACCACTCCAAACCATCATTAAACTCCCAGCTCTTGCGCCACCAGATTGTAAAACTGTATAATCTACAAAAGCCCCAGTATAAGCACTAGTCGGTATGGTATAAATAGAATTAGTTCCAGATGACAAACTTGTCTTTGTAGTTGTATACAATGCTGGTGCTGAATAGTCACCCATTAAAATAGTGCTATCTGAAAAAGCTTCTAAAACTGGTAATCCAGAAATATCGTTTACAGAAAACAGTGATCCAGATAAGCTATCTGTAACAGAAAACAATTCCCCTTGGGAGCCTTGCACTGTGAATATTGGCTGAGAAGATCCAGACCCAATTACTGTCAAAACACCTGTACCTTCTTTTGAAATAGTTGCTGTTGTGGCGCTGATTGTGGTTGCAGTTACACGATTTGCTCTTAAGCCTTGATTATAAAGAACTACTGTGTAGTTTGAATCACTCCATATGTCTCCATTAACTGGAGAAGAAACAGTTGAGCCGCTTCTTAATCTCAGTTGCGAAACTGATGTTGTGGCTGATTGTATTTCTATTCTAGATGTGACAGCACCAACAGTTCCACCAAAAAATGAGTTTTGATAAACATTAAGATAAGTGGGTTGCATTTGCATTATAGTGGTTCCACCTGCTCTAATATATGTGTTTACTTGAGAGTCTAAAAATGTTGCCGTATTAGATGCGTATAAAGCAGCTGCTTGATCTGACAACCATATTGTACCATAACCACTTGTGCTTTTTACAGTCATTATACCTGTATCACCAGTAAACATAAATAATCTATTCATGCTTAAACCAGAGAAATTTAACCTCAGGTGATTTGAATAATTCCAAATATCTCCCACATTTGTTGAAGATGGTTCAGTGGCCCCAGATCTTATTCTAATTGAGGCTGTATTACCAGACACTGATCTAACATCCAAAAACGCTGTTGGTGTTACAACGTTAGTTCCAGCGCCACTCAAACCTATACCTGTTTTACCATCTGGTCCAATCGTAAACATAGTGTTGTTTTGATTGTCTGTTACAGATAAATAATGTGTTGTTGTATAAGCAGAGGCTCCTTTTATTAAATAAGCTGTTTTGTTTGCAGCTCCATCATCTCTTGTTCCGCCAAGTTGTAATGTGTAAGCGCCAGTAGAGCCAGCACCTTGAGTCATAGTTGTATTATTTCCAATGAACACATTACCTATGGTTCTGTTTGCGGTACCAAGTTGTAAACTTGCTCCAGCAGGTCTTAAAATGCTTGTTGCTATTTGTAAAACCAAATCTCCACTATTTGTACCTATTCCATTTGCAGCATCAATTCCATTTGTAATAAACACACCAGATCCGTTTGAATAAATATTTAATCTTGATGCATTAATCCTAGAATTTGTTGTTGCTGTTACCCCGCCACTTGTTCCAGAATCACTTGTTGTAATTGAAAAAGCTGAATTAAATCCAGCATCTCTATTTGGTTGGTACACCTCGAATTTTGTCCCACCTGTTTGTGATGAAATTCTAAACCCAGATGTTGTATTACCAGTGGTACTAGCAACATTATAAGTTAAACCAGTTGAATATGTTATAGCTGACGATGAGTTTCCGAAAGCAACATAATCTTGTGGTATTATAATATTTCCGCCAAATATGTTGTACAAATTTGTAGAGCCAGAATAAATAGTTCCTGCGCTTAAAGTGGTTGCGCTTAAATTAGAAAACCTAGATTGACCCACCCATCTAAATATACCCTCTGTGTCAGTTGTTGAATAAGTGATATCTCCATGTACAGCAAGAGTATTTTTTTCTCTAAAAACTAATTGACTTGCGCTAGTTCTAGAAACATAAGGAACATCTGCGGTTCCAGATAATGTCAAACCATCAAAAGAGGGAGAAGAAACAACAGATACAGAAGGATTGTTGGCCGTATTACCAGTGGTAATATTACTTCCTGGTCTTACCCTTGTAAAATCACCAGTAGAAGTAGCTGCAGCATTTGCAATATTTATTATAGTGGTACTTAAATTGGTAGCACCAGAATATAAAGTACCACCCGACACAGTTCCACCAGAAAAAGTCGTAGAAGTGGTGACCGCAAAATTACCAGTTCCAGAAAATGTTAAATTTGTAAAAGAAGGTGATGCTACAGTAGAAACTATTGGTGCAAGAGCTGTCCCACCAGTGGTAATATTTGTACCTGGTTGAACATTTGTTGTACCGCTTCCTCCACCAGTTCCACCAGATACAAGTTGAAAATTGTAGTTGATCGCACTTAAAACATCGGCGTAGTGGTAACCAGGATTATCACGTAATTCTATATAAATTATACTTGGCATTTATTATAATCCTATATAAATATTTTGTTGAAATTCGTTGTCTGGCCTTACATTATATAAATCGGAAACAAAAACAACGTTTGTAGATAAATTTCTAACATATAATTGATAAACTCCAACTTCGCTAAATGTCCAATTTGCTGTAAATATACCAGTAGATGCATCCGATAAACTTATATCTACAGTTGTCGCAGTATAAGTATTACCACTATTAAATAAAGTATATGAAAAAGTAGCCGAAGAAACGGGTTGATTATCGGCGTTTAATGATAAAATTTGTTCGTAAATGGTTTGCCCAGTTCTGTAATTCATAACCTAATATCTTTTAAAATAAATAGGTGCGAATTATTATTGCCCAGCCAATATAAGTGCTTGATTATCTCCTGCAATATTGTTTGTATCGACGACAATTTTACCAATTGTATTTGCCGACATTATTGCTGAATCTTTCGATGTGGTCCAAACCTCTTGAGCAATTTGAGTTGGTGTTCCCATACTCAAAGTATCAATCAAGTTTGATGTTTGTAAACGTATGGCTACATTATAAGCTCCAACTGTTGGAACAACGGCGTTGGAACCATCTCTAGTGTATATATTTCCAAGTATAGTTAAAGAGTGATTACCTTCGTATGGTCTTATTTTCCACCCATTTTCTAAGAAAAATGTTGTTCCCAAAGATAAAGATTCACTAATTGGGTCACCACCAATAGCGGTTAAGGCTGGTAAATATTTGGTATTATCACCTGTGTCACCACTAAAATCTCTTTGATTTGACAACCACTCCTTCCAGTCACTATAGATGTCAACTTTCACATCAATAGAGGTTACACCACTATTGACAATGATAAGTTTATTTGGTCCATCGAATGCGACTTTTGCCATCTTGATAAGTTCATTTTAATAAAATATAAAGATTTTATAAATAAAATCAAGGTTTTATTAAGGGTTGGAATAGTTACGCTCAAGAGACGATACGAGAGAGAACGAGTTTGCGTTTGATCTCGATATTGTTCCAGTGGTAGATACATACTGACCAGTAGACAATCCTAAGGCTACAATTGTTACATCCGCATCTGTTCCAGGTGTTCTACCACCCTGAGCATTTCCATCATAGTCAAAGTCAAAGTTCACAAATGTAACACCGCTACATGTTCCAGTAAGCGGTACACCAGCATTATTGTTTACAAGTATAGCGCTTGATGTACCAAAGTTACCTCCAGGATTTGTTGTAAAGTAAACTTTATAAATAGCCGCACTATCATTTGTTAAATTTTCATTAAACGAAATTGTACCAGCCGCCACAAACGGGAATGTTCTACTTACACTTGTAGTTCCTGTTAAATCATAAAACTCATAAGAGTTGGTATCTACCGTGGCAAAATTATCAACATATACGCCTGGCTCAGTAACCAATGTATCTCCGACGAAATTCATTAAAGCATCTGCTGTCTTACCACTTACGTTTCCATAAGGAGGCCCAAGCAAAGCGGAGTTTATATTTCCAGGTTTACGAAGTTGTCTTTGTGCAAATTCATAAACTTGTGTTTTGGTACCAGTATTACCACTTAAAATTTTGTTAAAAGCATAATATGTTCCACCAATACTTCTTTCTCCTGTATATGCTGACCATGCAGAAGACTGCAATGCTCTTGATGCTCCGCCAGAAGTGTGAGCAGATGTAGCTAGATACCATCTTCCATCAGCAGAATCTTTTACAACATGGTATAAACCATAAACTTGTGATGCGGCCCAAGTTGTATATCCACTACCAACCAAATAACTAAGCGACATACCAGTGTATGGGTGATCACTATCTACATCTTCGTCTGTTGCTGAAATTTTTAAGTCAGTTGAGTTACCAAGTGGAAATGAATAAACTTGATATGTAACAGTATTTTGACCAATATCGGATAATTGTGATTGATCATAAAGATTTTGATACTCCCTCACAAATATCTTAAAGAAATTTCTGTAGTTTGTAATTGTTGTTCCTGAATTATAGATCTGAACAGCCTGGTTTACCGCACCAGTCAATACCACATTTGTAGACCCTGATGTTGCTGCTTGCTGATAATAAACCTGGCTACCATCAACAATGGAACCCAAAGTGATAACACCCATGTATTCTTCAATAGAGTTGTTTGAAGCATCTTTATATGCCCAACCACCATCTCTTACAAGTTGTTTTGTTGTACCGCCAGAAAAGTTCCAACCATTTACAAAGTCAAATTTTTGCTCCGTAATAGAAATCAAAGGAAATGGAAATTTGATTAAAGTTGGGTCATTTTTCCACTCTTCTTTTGCAAATGAATAAATAGCCTGCATGGTTACACCATCATCGCTTAAGTTTCCAGTTTTTGATAATAATACTAATTTGTTTGTGGTGTTAAATGTTATTTCTACACCTTGATTTAATGAATCTGGATCCGTTATCTTAGCCATATTTTTTTATTGTTTTGCGTTTGTAATAGTAATAATAAATAGATAGTTTTTTAGAATTTTTTATGGATTTAAATAATTTCTATCAATTTGTTGTTGTATAGGTATACTTACACCATTTGAGCCTAGAGTTATATCTTCAAGTAGGATATATTGATATTCCAAGTGATGAACCACAATATCCACAGTAGTATCACCAGTGTAGTTGTAATTATATATAAATGTATCAGTGCTATTTTCAACACCAGCCAATTCCACATATGCTGGTTTGCTAAAAATCCTTACTTCACTATCTAATTGTAAATCTGTTAACTCTAATGTTTTTGAGTTATTAATTACAGTGGTTCCACCGCTTATATTAATATATGTAACTGGATTTGCACCATTGATGGCTTCAATAGTTAAAGTTCCTCCAGTTGAGGCGTTTTCTATATCATAAGTGTTTCCGTCAAAAACATTTCCATCCATAGTAACTGAGCCAGATACTGTAAATCTTATCGCTCTATTATTGCTAGAAAATGTACAATTTGTAACTCCTGAAAACTCTGTTGTAGAAGTTATAATTAAAGCTGCAGTGTCAATACTACTAGAAATTGTACATTGGTCTAATCTCATACCTCTTAAATTTATCTCGCCACAGGCATTAAATATAGTTCCAGATAACAAAATTTGCCCTATTGTATTAATTGGTTTAGCGCCAATAATTTGAAGTCCAGAAAAATCATATGAAGCAATTGTGCTAGAACCAGAATGAAAACCCCAGTGATAAGGAGACAAGGAAGACACAACGGAGTTTCTGTGCTTGATTGTATCGCTTGGGCCAGCCCAATATGTAATACCAGCTACACCATTAGCAGAACAATAATTCACTTGAGAAGTTACCCTATTGTAAATTCTTGGAAATTCTATAGCTGTAGCATTGAGGTCTAAATATGTTGTTTCAGTACCTCCACTACCTATTCTAAGCGGTTGATAAATAATGGCTTGAGAACCACCTTGTTGAACGACTGACTTCCTTTCATGTCCATCTGAAGCCGCTTTAACTATACCAGGAATATCAATTGGTGTATTCGAACTTCCACCACAAACTGTTGTTGTGTCTAAGACCCACAAAGAGTAAAAATCCCAAACAGTTGTTGAAACTCCACCGCCAGAAACCGCAAAACCAAATATGTCTATGGCTGCAAAGTTTGTAGATCCAGTGGTGTGTAAAATACCAGTTGCGTTTTGTGAGTTTACAATTAAAGGCACATCTCGTTGATAACCAAATGGTGTTCCTTTACCGTGAACATGCCATGCAGACCAGTTACCAGCAGTGGATCTCATAGCAAATAATATCCCCTTTCTTGCAGTGGCTGGTCCAATATTTTGAATTTGCCCAGGAGTTGATGGACCTGTGTGAACAATAACGTTTTTACCAGTGACATTTACGTTGTTTGCAACCGCTAAATCCAAAGCTACACCGCCCCAGTTTTTAGAAGCTGAAATTGAAGTTACACGAGCAGCGGAATGATAAGAGTTAATACCAACGTCAGCTTGTGCAGCAAGAGTAGCATCAGCTGCTGTGACACCACAAATAGAAACTCCAAAGTTGGTGTCAAATGTTGTAGCCATTGCCGCATTTGAGTTAAAAGCCGTTGTGCCATTTAATGGATCTATATATATTGATGAATCTTCTGCACAAAAAGCTGGAATTTCAGTTGCACCAGAAGACGGTGGAGATATTTGTAAAACCATTTTTATTCCTGATCCAGTTCCAACCACAGAACAAGTAACATTCGACGGTGTAAGACCAGTACCAGTTTTATAACCCCAACCAACACCAGAAGCCTGAGCAGTTCCATCTTCTCCATTCAACAAAGAAACTGGGCCTTCAATAAGCGAAGGAACACTAACCGCAGAGTTTGATACGGCGTAAATCAACATACTGTTTGCCACAGAAGTTGTAATTTGTGGCATTTGATATTTAGAAGCTGCACCCTGAGTGGCCATAGCAAAATTATTTGTTGGACCAAACGGGTTTGTCACATTTACGTCACGTATTGATATAATACAACCATTAAATGTCTCTGATACAGTTGTTTGAAATGGACTTTCATCTGGCTCTGAAGCTGTAGCAATTTTATAAAGTATCGCAAGTTGAGAAGTGTTTGTTCTAGCTGACAATACGCTCCACCCAGAACTACCAGACCACACACCAGAACCAGTATCGACAGCAATAATCGCTAATAACAAATCACTCTGCTCATATGAAGGTGTGGGAATAGCAAAAAACGTTCCAGATGTGGAAGTTTGCAAATTTGAAGAGTATCCTACTATTCTTGGCATTTAGTCTTTTTTATAAATATTAATATTTTATTTTTGTTTAATCGCTTATTGTCCAACCAGTTATTTTATTTTCTGAATTTCTACCAAACACAAAATTCCTTATTCCAAGTGTACCATTATCCTTTGTCAGTCCAGTAATAGAGTTGTTTACATCTCTACCAATTACTATTAACGTTCCTTTTGGTGTAACCACACTATCAATAACCGTGGACGAACTTATTGTACCAGAACCAATCACAGAGTTAAAGTTTGATATCCCGCTCACATAAATAGAATCTATGGTTAACCCAGATATATTTATCGTTGGCTTAGAAACAGTTCCACCAGTGTATGTGTTTACTCCACCCTGAACCAAAGTTGTTAATCCTGTAACAATATTTTCATTAAAAATATTTGTAATAACCGTGGTTAAATTATTTGACCCAGAGAAAATGGTGTCGGCTGATAAATTACCACCAATTTGTATATGGCCAGAAATAGTATCTCCAGTTGTATTAACAAACATATCGTGAACAGATAGCAAATCTGGACCGACATAAATGGTCATAGAACTAAGCGTGTTAGAACTAAAATTACCAGCAATTATTTCATCTACATGTAAACTCATTTTTATCTATAACCCTCCCCTATTTCACAGCAATTCCAAAAAACACTTGAAGAAAACGCTGTACTTGAATTAGAACTAATTGTAAAACCACTAGCTGTTCTACTCTCAATTGACCATGTTCTGTTTATTTCACCAGTTACATTTATTGAATATAAATTATTTGCAAATGGTGTTGCAAATGTTACAGTTGACTTTCTTGGAGATCCAACAAATGTGCTTCCAGAAAGTAAACCTGCTTTCTGTAATAAATACCCACTTTTTCTATGAAATACATCGTTAAGATTTGTTGACCCAGAATATAATGTTCCACCAGAAACTGTTGTTGCACTTAAATAGGTAAGTGTAGCAGCAGAAACATTAACTGTTGGTGCAGAACTTGTTCCACCAGTGTATGTGTTTAAACCTGGCTGAACATATGTTGAGGATCCGCCAACAGAAAGATTTTCTATTATTGTTTGTAGCGGTGTTGAACCAGAATAAAATGTTCCACCAGAAATTGTGGCACCTGAAATGTTTTGTGCAAGATTTATTGTAGGGGCGCTTGCGGTTCCACCTGTATTTATAAACAAACCTGGTTGAACCCTTGTTATATCATTTCCATCATTTGTGGTTAAAAATATATCATATAGGTTTGTAGAACCAGAGTAAAGTGTTCCACCAGAAACTGTTGTTGCACTTAAATAGTGCAATGTTGCAGCAGACACATTTACAGATGGAGCAGAACTCGTTCCACCAGTGTACGTATTTAATCCTGGTTGTAAAAATGTTGATGGTCCCCCAGAGCCTATAGTTGCAAAAACACTATAAAGGTCTGTGTTTCCTGAATAAATACTTGTTGCAGATAAAGAAGAGGCTGAAACAGAATTAAATTGCCCTAAACCAGATAGAGTTAAATTGTTAAATGAGGGACTTTCAACAACACCAATAATGGGCGCATTAACAGTTCCAGCCGTATTAATGTTGGACCCAGGTTGAACACGGACTATGTCTCCATGAGATCCTAATGTAGAAAAAATTTGATATAAATCTGTGCCACCAGAGTATATAGTATCTCCAGAAATTGAGGTGGCACTAAGCCACGATAACGTAGCCGCTGAGATATTAACCGTTGGACTTGTTAAAGTTCCGCCAGTGTAAGTGTTTAATCCACCTCTAATAAAGGTTGTTGCACCTGAACCAATAGTTCCAATTGGGGCAAATATATTATACAAATCAGCAGATCCAATAAAAATTGTATCCGCTGAAAAATTACCATTTACATAAAGCGATCTTGTGTCTCCAGAACCATCTAAAACTGTGTCTCCAGATGTTATTTGAAGTAATCTCGGATATGTTTCTGATATTCGTTGACCATATAAAGAATATTGACTCACCTTTAAACATTAAAATTAAGTCTACTTTGCAATAAAATCAATAATATTCCTTACAAACAGTCTTTTGTTTTCGTAGCTATTAATCTTATATTTTTCCGCAGTTTCAGTAATGATTTTTTCAAACTTTTTTTCGTTTTGTTTGAAGTTCATTAAAGTAATATTATTTTCTTTTAGTTTTCTAACTGCTTCTTGTACACTTCCCTCTTTTAATGAATTGGTGATTTCTTTTTGTATTACAGAGTCTATGCTTTCTTTTACAGTTTTTGGTGTTGATTCTGGGGTGTTTGTTACAATTATCTTTGGCTTGTTATTTATGAGAATGTTTTCCTTTGATTTCTCTTTTACCTCTACAGTTACACTTTTACTTTTCTTTACAGTAAAACTATCTTCCCATGGAGTAAAAAAAGAGTCATCAGCAATCACCTCAAGTCTAACAGTTCCTTCTTCTCCTTCGTTTAAAATATTTAATTTACTAATATCAATAGAGCACTTTCCATCATCATCAACATCTCCATAAAAAACAAGGTTCCAATTTTTACCCTCTAACACAAGTCTAGCTTTGGTAGTTTTAGGTTCTGGTCCTTCTTCGTTAACAACTTTAACATTACACTCAAAGAGCTTTGTTTTATCTGTATATACTATCATTTTATTACTACGTTTTTAATTTCTACTCTCATTTTTCCTTTTGAAACGTGTTTCAATTTCCACTCTGCCTCACTTGGTAAAAGATCCATTTTTCTCACTTCTGTCACCACAAAATCTCCACCCATTTCAACTCTAAACCTCTTATTGATGTAGTTTTCTTGTTCAAAAACTTCATCATCTACCACACAAATAAGCTTAATTGTCTTAAGTTTCTTTGGTTGCCATTTGAGCTTATCTTTATCAATTTGCCTCCTTTTAGGGTGCGTTCTGACAAAAGCATTGGTTGGACGACCACTTTCAACCTGAACTGCGGTGATCTCCACCACATAATTCCATGTGTATGGGTTATCACTCCAAATTAAGTCAGCATCTGTCCAAGAAATGTGCCTCATGACATTTTACAAATAAATAGTCAGGTATTTTGAATATTACTTATAAAAAATAGCTATTTTTAATCAAAACAACCGTTGATAATGACCAAACCCCTATATACCAAATTAGCTGTTGCGTCAGCAACTGGCATTTTTAATATTATGTGACAATAAGTCCCAGGCTCAACTAACAATGGAGATCTAAAAGTAGAATCTATACTTGGCGTTGCCATAGCTCCAATTGGAGCACCAACTATAAGCGACTGAACTCCAAGCCCCAATTTTCTTGAGGCCATTGAACCAGCCGTTAACGAATCTGATGTTGCTAAAGAAACAGCAGTCCCACCAGTTGCAAAATTACTTCCTACTTGCACAACTGTGTCAACAGCCGAAGCAGCAGCATTCGCAATGGAAATTATTGTGGTGCTTAAGTTTGTTGTTCCAGAAAACAATGTTGTTGCACTTATTGAAGTGCTGCTAATTGTTGTCGCTATTGCTGAACCTGTAATGCTTAAAGACCCCTATATACGTTCAGCGTTTATATTTGGTTGTGTTGCCATTATTTTCTATTTAGGTTTTTTTGAAATTGTGTTATTATATTTTTTAAAACAGAAACTTCATCACTAGTACAACCACTACCAATACCTACATAACCAAGCCTTGTTTTTTTTGCGTAATTTGAAATACTTCCATTATCATTTAATGCCAGCAAAGGAAAAAATCTGCTGCTTAATCCTCCAGAAACTCTTGAAACGGCGTTGTTAGTTGTGTCATTGTATTGAGTAAAAGAGCTTGAATCAACCCTATTGCTTAATAGAAAATGCGATCTAGTTGATGGTATATTTATGAAGGTACAATTTACAGCGTTGTCTACTGGGTTTGAAGTTGCGGTTGCACGAATGTATAAACCTGAGTTGGTCTCAAAAATCCCCATCTCATATTCATCAAGTAATTTTAAGTTGGCATATCTAAAAATTGAAGTATTGTTTCTGTTCAAAGAGCTATTTGGTATAACAAATGTATGTGCATACGCAAAAGCACCACCTTGTACGCCACTAAAACTATGCGTTATAGCCGAAGAAGCAGTTGATGACGTGCCAGTCCAAATGATTCTAAAAGCAGAATTTGAATCTTCTGGGTTTTTTAAGTTGTATTTGTGCGAAGCGGCTGTGCCACCAATAAAGGGATAAAGGGCAATGTATTTATTCCAAAAATCATAAGTATTATTAATTCGCCCTATTCCTTTTAAATCTTTTATGTGTTCATCTAAAAAATACCAAAGTTTTTTACCAGTTAAAGTACCATAAATTGTTGAATCATAGCTTATTGTTGCAGAAGACATAAAAGCAATTGTTTCAGGCAAAAATTCAGACAATTGATAATTACATAATTTATTGTTGTAATTACACACTTTACTGTTATATGTAAGTAAGCTCATTTTTAACCTCTTATTAATCTTATAAATACATCATCTGCAACCGCCTTATAGAAGTAATTGCTGTCATAATATTCTTGCCCCTGAAAAGTACCTGTAATTGTTGCTCCAGTGTAAGTTCCAGTGATATCCCAGTTTGAAGCGGTGCTTAATAAAGAAGTAACTCCAGTTGCTGTAATGAATGCTGAAATAATTTCTTTTGTCGCTACCAGAGTTCCACCGCTTGTTGCTTCAACCATTCTGGTTAAACCAGTAGAAGTTAAAGAATTTGATTGTATTGTCGTTGCGCTTAAACCTGTTGATGTCACTGCAGCAAACTGACCTGCCCCAGACAAGGTCAATGAGTTTAAACTTGGTGATGCAGCTACACTTATAGTTGGCGCAGTTTGTGTTCCACCAGTTGAAATATTTGAACCAGCGTTAACAGATAAAACAACGTTTTGCACAACCAATGTTGGAGCATTTACAGTTCCACCTGTTACAATTGTTGCACTTCCTTGTACTCTTGTGAAATCACCAGTGGCAGCAGCCACATTTATAATTGTTGTGCTTAAATTGGTTGTTCCAGAAAACAATGTTGTTGCAGAAACACTTTGTGTAAACAAGGTATTTCCAGTCACCGTTCCACCTGAAAGATTCAAAAAAACTCTATGTAAAGGGTTAAAATAGTTACCAGGCATCTATTGAAAAATTATTTTTTCATAAATAGATTATAAAAAAAGTTATATAATAAAAATTGTGCTATTTAAGTTGCTTTAACTTTTTTATTCTTTTAATCAAATTAAAAAAAATTTTTTTCTACGTATTTATTTAAAACAAAGAAAACTTAAAACAACAACTATGGCAGATATGTTCAGACCAGTTCCTATTGAACAGGAACCTAAAAGAAAAAATAGATTTCAACTTTCGTTTCCTACAGAGCTTGGAATTGACTCATTTCTAGTTCAAACTTCTGGAAAACCAAAAATCACAATTGAATCCACAGAAATCATGTATATGAATGGAAGTGATTGGGTTGCTGGTCGTTCAAAATGGGAGCCAATTGAAATAAAATTTATTGATGTAATCGGACCATCTACTACTCAGAAAATTATGGAATGGGTAAGACTTCACTATGAATCTACAACAGGTCGTATGGGTTATGCGGTTGGTTACAAGAAAAACCTTGTATTAACAGCACTTGATCCTACTGGTATTGACGTAGAAAAATGGACTCTTATTGGTTGCATGATTACTGATGCTTCTTTCGGAGAAAACGACTATGGTTCATCAGACCTTCAAGAGGTAACAATTACCGTTCAACCTTCTAGATGTATATTAGCAGCTTAATCACTGCCAATTTATAAATCAACTTAGAAAACCTTGGGAATTGCATGCCTTGCAATATTCTCAATGTTTTTTAATGTAATCAACATGGCACTAAGACTATATAAAAAGTTTTACACAATAGTAAATGACCAAGGTTTAAACACACAAACTTATTCCTTGCTCACCCCTTATTTTATAAACGTAAATTCTTATGTAGCTGGCACAGGAGCAACGGAGAGTGGTATCATAATAGAATCTGACATTACAACAACAGAAGAATCTCCTGGAGTTTATTATGCATCCTTAGACCAATCACTATATTCTATTGATACAATATATGATTTAGTTTGGACAGTTCAATATCAACTTGTAGCACCTTCAAAAAAGATTAGCACAAGATTTAAATTAGCAACATCTTCAAGCACAAGAATAGTAAACCAACTAGAAGCAGAACTTGTCAGTCAAGTAATAGAGATAGAAATATTACCAATCTATGGGTTTTGAGATAAATTAAATATTTATATAAAAGACTTTAACGATGTATTCTCAAACGCTTAAAAACAAATTTTTTATTAAAAGAAACGACACGCTTCCAACACTTGAAATAGTTGTTGTCGATAGAGAATGTCTTGGATCTAAAGTGCCATTTAATTTAAGTGGTGTAACAGCTTGCACATTTAGCATGTCCTCCCAACAAGGCGATATGAAAATAATGGCTAAAACCGCTAATATTATTTCAACTACTGGTGGATCAATAAGTTATTCTTGGGATGAAGAAGACACTAATGAAAGTGGCATGTTCAACGGAGAATTTCAATTAATGTTTGATAATGGCGGAAGAATGTCAATTCCACAAATAGGAAGCATCGCTATTGAAATCGGTAAAGACGTTAACAATTTTTAAAGAGCCTTAATAAATCCTAAAATTTCTGATTTTCCAATCAAAACAACTAAATTATTTACAACTTTCCACTTAGATTCATTTAACTCCTGGAGCTGCTTATCAGCTCCATTTTTATTATAGGTCCAACCAGACTTAATTTCTATTTGCTTTCCTCTAAACTCAAAATCTGTATGATAAACATGTGTTTCACATTTATATTCATATTCAAAACTTTGCCCTTGTTGAACCTCGTTTAATAATCCTTTTTCTTCAATAAGTTCAAGAAAATATTTTTCGTAGGAACCATTATAATATAGATTACTGTCTTTATATTTTTTTACTCTATATTGAGCCTTTTGGTGTTTTAAAAACATATTACCATCTTTTAAGTGGTGTGAAACACCAAAGTTTTCCATTGACGTATCTTTCTTTTTTTGTTTTATTTCTTCGTTTTGAGAAACATTTTCAACACCGTATTTGTTTTTTATAGATGTATTAAATTTTTCTTTTATACCCTTATTTTGCATACCATATTCTACGCCGTATTTTTCTAAATTTGTTTTATTTTGCTTGTTCATTATTTCTGGCAACTGCAAATGATGATCAACGCCAAATTTTTCTTTTATAGTTTTTTTAACCTTTAATTTTATACCCTCATTTTGAGACGCATACTCAGTTCCAAATTTTGACATATTTGTGTTTCTCATTTTTTGTTTTATCTCTTCACTCTGAGCAGGATTTTCAACACCGTACTCTTTCATAATTGTTTTTTTTATTTTTTTCTTCACATTATCCAATTGGAACACGTTATCGACTCCAAATTTTTCTTTTACGGCAACTTTAGATGATTGAATACGTGTGTTTATGTTTTCTGGTAAAGCCGCCCAATCTTTTCTACATTTTTCAGAACACAATTTACGATCATCTTTTTTTCTGATTTCAAATTTTTCTTTACAAAAAACACACTCACGCTTTTCTCGTGAGTTTATTTTCTTTAATTCATCAGCGCATTTCCTGGAACATGTTTTCATTCCATGTTTTGGGTTGTCATTACCACAAAAAAGACATTTATTTTTCATATTAATCA